ACAAGGGCATGGGTTTGGACCGCATCACCAGCGAGCAGATCGACGCGGAGACGCAAAACATCGCGGACCTGCACGCGCAGTTCATCGCCGCCGTCGCCGCCGGCCGTGGCATGCGACTCGAGGACGTTGCTGTGCTCGCGACGGGGCGCACGTGGGTGGCATCGCGAGCGCTCAGCGTGGGGCTAGTGGATGAGGTGGCGGTCGACGCGACCACAGAGATTGCTGACAACCAGGAGGATCCGATCATGAGTGAGACCGTAGTAGAGACCGTGGCCATGGCGGCCGCGGAAGAACCGGAGGCGATCACCACGCCCGCTGGCGCGCAGGCCGACGCGCCCGCCGAGGCGGCACGCGAGGCATCGGCGGCCGACATCGAGCGCGAGCGATGCGCGGCATTGATGGAGACCTTCTCGCGCGACGCGTCATTCGCTGCCCGCGCGATTCGCGAGGGATGGACGCTGACCGAGGCCAAGGCGTTCTGGTTCGATGAGCACGCGGGTGCGTCGCCCGCGGCCACCACCGAGCCCGTCGCGCCCGTTGAGCCGATCACCGCGGACCCGGTGTCCGCGCGGGAGATCGTGCGACGCGAGGCCGAGGCCCGCGGCATCCCGCTGGCGCAGGCATGGGCGCGCTACTGGCGCGAAAACAACATCATCAGATAAGGAGAACATGACATGGCACTGGACTATGCAAGTGGTTCACTGATCCAGCAGGGACTGCTCGACGCGTTCAACGAGGGTGGGCAGTACTACGTCGCCCACACCAGCGCTGCCCCGATGCTGACCGTGCGTGAGCGGGGCGGTCAACTGCAGGTACTGCCCGTTGCGGCCAGCACGCCGGGCACGGGATTCGACGCGGCGAAGATCCCCGGCCAGCCGTACGCGCAGGCGACCGGCGCGTACGTCGGCGTGCCTTTCGCGTGCGTCCCGACGGGGGTGGAGGCGGCTGTCGACCTCTCTCTGCGCCTGCCCGAGTCTGCGCTCATCGATGGGGCGCGCGTGTGCCGCAGGCTGATCGACACGCTGGCGGAGGCCGCGGCGGTAGACAAGATCACCTCATCGTCGTTCCTCGCGCACACCGCCGCTTCCGCGTGGAGCGCCGCCGCATCGGATCCCGCGGCCGATGTCATGGCCGCGGCCGCGAAAGTCCGCGAAGCCAGCGGGGCGTACCCGAACTTGCTCGCGGTTGGAGCCGCCGCGTGGGAAACCCTGCTGGGACATCCCGCGCTGCGTGATCGCGTGGCGGCGCTGCGTGATCGCGGACCCCGCGCCGTGGAGGAATCCCTCGGGGCGCTGCTCGGCGTGGATCGGGTCGTGAAATCCACGGTCGTCGCCGGCAACACCCCAGCGGCTGTCTGGCCCCGCACCATGGCGTTCCTGTGCGTGGCCGCCCAGCCCGGCGACGGGCCCGGCGCGGCGTCCGCGCTGCGCACCGTCTACTGGGAGGGAGAGGGCGCGTCCGAGGACGGCTGGGTCGTGGAGACCTACTACGACGAGCGCACCCGCTCGCAGTACGTGCGAGCTCGCGCGAACTCGGACATGGTCGTGGTGTCCACGAAGCTCGGGTGCGTGATCAACGGGGTGCTGAGCGCGTGAGCGTGACTCTGTACGACAGCCTGCGCGTGCTGGTCCTGGGTGGCCACGCGCGCGCGGTGAGCGTCAACACGTATCGCGTGGGTGGGACGTGGATCGGGCTGTCCGCGCCCATCCCCGCGGTCGTGCTCGATGAGCGACGTGACATCGACGAGTCAGGGGCGAGGACCGTATACCGCGCGACCGCGGTCCTCGCCTCGGGTCTGCCCAGCGCCGCGCAGGGTATCAGCGCGGACGCCATGTACGACATCGCCTCGCGAGAGACCATCGGTGGATCGCTCGCGCTTACCATCGAGCGCGTGGAGGAGGCCGGGGCGCTATGAGCATCACTGCGGACACCGCGCGCGCCGCGCTCGCCGCGGCGGGCATAGACATCGCAGACGACCCGCGCCAGATCGGGTGGAACGAGGTGTGGGTCTCGGACGAGGGCGCGCGCTTCACGCGCATGACCATGCGCGCGGACGCGTGGGCGTGCGATGAGATCATCGTTCTGATGCGCGCTCCATCGCAGGTTCCGTACACTGGCGCGTACAGCCTGGCGCCCTATCTCTCGCCCGCGCAGATCGCGAGCATCCTCGCGCAGGCACTCCCCGTGTCATCGTGGGCGTGGGAGCGCGTGACGGATGACGCGGTCACGCAGGACGGCATGAGCGCGCTCCTGCGCATGCGCGTGCGCCTGGACGTGGAGGGCTGAGCGATGGCCACGGTCACCATTACGGGTCTCGACATCCTGCGCTCGCAGTTGCGCGACCTGGGCGAACGCGGCGCGCGCGCGGCCGTGCGCAACGCGGCCAGGCGCGTGGCGACCAGCGTGGCGAAGGACGCGAAGGGCTCCGCGCCCGTCGTGACGGGCGCGCTGAAAAAATCCATCGGCGTGCGCGAGGTTTCGCGCGAAGGCGCGCATATCGTGGGCGTGCGCTCGATGCGCGTCAGCGTGCGCGGCAAGCGCGGGCCGCGCGCGAAGAACCCCGCGATCTACGCGCGCATCATCGACAGGCGCACTGGCTTCATGCGCGAGGCCGTGGAGGCTGGGCGCGCGGAGGCTATCACGAGGTACAGACTCGCGCTCGAAGAACAAATCGAGCGCATCGCCGCGCGCGGCCTGCGCGCGAGAAGGAGATAGATGCACATGGCGACGATAGGCGATTCGTTTAGTGTACCCAGCACCACGCTCACGCTGGGGAGCGATACCGTGTACCCCACGTCGATATCGTACGAGATCTCGAGCGATAGCGAGTACGCTGCGCATATGCAGGACAACACGCGCGTGGCGTATCTCTCGTCGACGACGACCACGCTGACCTGCGAATGGATCGCGCCGGAGCGGCCCACGGTAACCGTGAACAGCGACGTCAGCGTCACCCTCGCAGCGGGCTCAGATACGATCGTGAACGCTGCGACGATGCGCGTGAAATCGATCAGCGTGTCCGGCCGCGCGCGGGAGTTGTGGAAGGGCTCGATCACCCTCGAGAGCGTGAGCGGATGAGATGACTGATGTCGTAGGCGATAGCCCCGTCGTCGCGAGCGTCACGCTGACGCTGACGACAGGCGAGACCTCGGTGCAGATCTACCCAACGTCCATCGAGTGGAGCATCGACGAGGAGGACGTTCCGTTGCGCAGGATCGCGCGCGAGTACAACACGGGCAAGGACCTGAACGGCCTCCTGCGCGTGTCCAGGAACTCGCACAAGCGCGTGCGCATGCGCGTGACGTGGATGGGAGCCGCGCTGCCAGAAGGCCTTACGCTCCTATCGAGCGTGTCCACGGTTACGCTCGCGGTGGAGTCTGCGACGTACACCATGGGCCCGTGCACTGTCGTCTCGGCTGGCACGCGCGGCCGCGCGCGGCAATCGCTTGAAGGATTCGTTGAGTTGGAGATGCTGATATAGGAGGGCATACATGTCTATCACGTGGGCTCAGTACATGCAGGTGATGCGCGCGCAGGACGAGCTCGAGCGCATGCGCCTGCTCGCGTCGTTCGCCCTGGGCGTGAGCCCAGAGCGCGTGGACGAGATGCCAGCGAGCGATGTGCTCGACGCGGTGCGTCGTGCCGCGGAGATGATCACTCCACCGGACCCTACGATGTCTCAGAGCGCCTCACATGCAGGATCGCCGTGATGCTGCGCGTGCCACCCAGCGATGTCGAGCGCATGAGCGCGCTGGACGTGATGCGTCTCGCGCGATACGCGGACACGCGGCCGTGTGGGCCCGAGCATCTCGACCTGCTCGCCGCGCTCATCGCATCGTCCACGCTCCGCGCCGCGGGCGCGCGCGTCACGACGCGCGACTGCCTGCCCGGGTGGTTCGCCCCACCCGATGATGGCTCGCGCGAGATTGACGACGACGCCGTGCGCGCGCAGGCCGAGGCGCTGGCTAACGCGCTGAAGGGAATGAGCGGCAATGCCTGAGTTCAGCGATATCTCCGTCAGGATCCTCAGCGACGTGACGCAACTACGCGCGGGCATGGCCCAGGCGCAGGCGTCGCTGCAGCGGGTCGAGTCCGCGGCCTCGTCGCTGCGCGGCGCGTGGAACCTGCTGCAGACAGCGCTCACCGCATATGGATTTTCGCGCGTGGCATCGGCGATGTACGCGGCCGGCCAGGCGCTCGATGAGACGTCGAAGTCCGCGCGCAGGCTGGGCATGTCCACCGCCGAGATGCAGGCCTTCAGGCTCGCGGCAGAGTACAGCGGCGTGAGCATCAGCCAGGCCGAGCGCGCGATGACCAGGCTCACCGCGGAGATCGCCCGTGGCACGGGACCCGCCGCGGAGGCCCTGCGCGCGCTCGGGCTCAGCGCGGGAGACATCGACACGGATGATCTCAGTGCCTCGCTGTACACCGTGCTGAGCGCACTGCGCGACGTAAGCGATCCCGCTGAGCGTGCGCGGCTCGCGCTCGATATGTTCGGGCGCGGTGGCGCGCAGATGATCGAGCTCGCGTCCGGCGTGGACCAGGCGCGCGAGGCGATCGACCGGCTTGGCATGGGCTTCAGCGACGATGCCGCGCTCGGCGTCGAGGCCGCGAACGATTCGCTCACCACGTTCAGCGCGTCATTGCAGGCCCTCCTCGCCGGCCTGTACGCGGACGCCGCGCCCGTGCTCCAGGCGCACGCGGAGGCGTGGGCAGAGATCGTGTCGTGGCTCAACCGCGCGCGCGCTGGATACGAGAACACGGCCGCGGCCACGCGCGACGCGGCACAGGCCCAGGCCGACGCCCTAGCCGCTGTGGGTGGCGCGAGCGAGACGCCGGGCTCTGGGCTCAGCGACATGCTTCGCGAGATGGAGGCGCTCGCTCCGCAGGTCGAGCGCATGCGCGAGGAGGCGGACCGCATCCGCGAGCGCATGGCCACGCCGCTGGAGCGCGCGCAGGCCGATGCCGTGCAGGCCGCCCTGCTCAACGCCCAGGGCTTTCTCGACGACGAGACTATGGCGCGCGTGCTCGCCCGCGTGGACGAGGAGTACCAGCGCCTGGCCGAGGAGCAGCAGCGCGCCCTGGACGATATGACGCGCGCGAACGACGAGGCCGCGAGACAGGCGGAGGAGGCGTGGCGCAACAGGCTAGAGGGTCTCGGCGTACCGGATCTTGAGCGGCAACTGGACTCGCTCATGGGCGAGGCCGCGCGCGTGACGATCAGCGCGCCCAGTACGCTGGGCTCGACGACGGACCCGGGTGCCGCGCGATTCCTCGGCGAGGTGGCCGTGGCTAGCGCGGCACAGCAGCAGGTCAGCATACAGCAGCGTATCGCTATGCTGGTAGAGCAGATCGCCTATCGCAGGCATGTAGCAATGATAGGATAGTCAGATGGCCTACGAGATGACATCATACACAGGTAGTTACCTTGACGACATGCCCGGCGCGAGCGATACGCTCGAAGAGATCACAATCAACACCTATGAGGAGCACGACACGAGCGGCGTGCGCGGACGCGACGAGGCGGTCACGCACACCTACGTCGTGCAGTCCACGGCGTCGACGACGATCAACGCTGCGCTCGCGCGCCTGGCCGCGCTGAAAATGCTGAACAACACGGCAAGCACATCGACCTACGAGCCGTGCGAGGTGACCGCCCGCGCGACAGGGCCTGGCATGGCACAGGTCACGGTAACGATGCGATCCAGGCGCGCGCTCGGGTACTACTGGACAGGCTCGATGCGCGCGTCGACGTCGACGCTGTCGACGTTCCGCGACGCGAACGGGAGCCTCATCCTCTCGTACTATGGCGAGCAGACTCCGCGCCTGCACGAGGTGCAGCGCGTGCGTGGCCAGGTCGAGATCGTGATGCGGAGGCTCGTCACGCCAAGCGAGGCCGCCTCGCTCGCGGATCTCGTGGGCACGGTGAATCTCGCGGGCGTGGATCTCAGCGAGGCCTTCGACGCGGCCGCGAACACGGTCACCGCGGGCCCGCGGTGGCTGCTCGTGAGCGGCTTTCGCGCGGATCCCGTGCGGCCGGACAGCTCGCTGCTGATGGGCGAACTCTCGCTGCTCGGCGCGGGAACGAACGAGGTGTTCCCCGCGGGCGTGGGCCCATGGGACACGATGGTCATATGGGCCGACGCGAATGGTGTCACTCCGCCTGACGCGGTGCCGTGCGCGTACCCGCTCCAGCCAGCGGTGGACTGGTACACTGTCCCCGCGCTCTACACGGAGGTCCAGTCATGAGCGACCGCGCGCGCGCTGGAGACGTGCTCACTGCAGACGCGCTGAATCGCGTCGTCGAGGCGGTGCTGGACCGCATCCACGCTGGCGTGGGCACGTCGAGCATACGCACGAGCGGAGGCGTCACACTGTCGACGCGCGCGCCGAGCACGAGCGGGTTTCCAGCGTATATCGGCATCGACGAGGTGAAGGAACTACCACCGATCCCAACGGATCGTCCGCGGTTCGTGTGGTGGGTCGACGGCGCGCGCGGTGGGACGGGCGACAATCAACTCTGGGCCGCGTGCCCAGGGCAGTCGCGCTGGACGCCTCTGCAGAACTGGACCTGGCTGGACGGTCAGCCAGGGACGTAATGACATGAGCGGATCGTACATCGTACCCGCGGCTACCGAGTCCGAACTCGAGCGTGACTGGGGCGGCGGCTGGGCCACGCTCGAGGCCACGCGGCAGCATGAACTCCCTGGCGGATACATCATGACGGTCTATTGGGCCGGGTCGGACATCGCGCAAAAGCTGTTCTCGGCCGACAGCGTCGCGAAAGACGTTCTCGCGCTACTCACGCGGGACACGCGCGCGATAACGGATGATCCGCCGCGGCCGCACCGGGCCGTGCCGCTACGGTCTATCCCACATATGCAGTGGCTATCCTACTGGCTTTGGCGCGCGTGTGTTCTGCCGTCGAACGCGAAGAGGACACACCGATGGTTCTGGCCAGACAGTGAGGGCCACGTGTATGGCTACGCGAGCCGGCTGCGCGTGCAGCCCGGGATCGCGTTCGAAGGCACGATGTTCACGCCGACGGCCGGCGATCCGTTCTATCTTCTCGGCGAGGCGTACGAGGAGGGAGAGTGTCTGATCGAGCTGTCCTGGACGCAGCAGACGGTCTATATCACGACGCAATACCCGCGGTCGCTCGCCGGGCACATGCTCCACCTGCTGATCAGGCGCGGACGATGCTCGGCGTACATACTGGACGAGAACATCTCCCGCTCGCATCATCCGAGCCCCGATCCGCCGCCGAGCCGAACCGTCATCATGGATATGATTGACACAACCGTCCCGCCCAGGCCGTTCGCCATGAATCGGCAGTCGCATCAGGACGCCTACGTGATCGCGAGCATGGCGCTGCTGATGTGCTGGTCGATCCGCCAGATCACGTACTCCGCGCCGCCACCACCGCCCACACAGGTCACCCACCATTGGGCAGGCGTCCTGCCCAGCGGGTACGCGGTCGCCGTGGCGAAGGAGCGCCCCTCCGTCGGCCTGGCCAGATCGCGGCCGGAGTGGGCTGGGGGATACGACGGAATAATCAGCCCGACCATCATCGAGGGGTATCTGCGCAGGCCCGCGCGCGAGAACGTGACCGAGGTCGTCTATATGGGCGTCCGCCTACGCGGCGGTCTCAAGGTAACAAAAGATCCGGACCGAGTGTATTTCCTTGGCCCGGAGGGTTGGATCCTCGCGGCGGATGAGAGCGACGTGTATTTCGGCGAGCCGCTCTCTGGCGGCTACAGACGATACGACGCCTGCTCGTGGACAGGGATCTTCTCCGGCGGGCATTCAGTCACGTGCCCGTTTCATCCGGCGGGCGTCGCGCTCGTGGAGGATCTCCGACGGAATCAGGATCGGTACTGGTTCTGGGGAGGCGAGTCTTGGCCTCTTGTCCCCATCATAGATCCGGAGTGGGAGGACGCCGAGCTCGTCCTGATTGAGCCTATCCCTGGCATGGCCTATCAGCCGAACGGCGACGACCCAATTTTGCTCCACGCGCCGACCACGCTGGATCGCGGGCCGTTCGTGACGCGCGCCGGGCAGATCCGCGTGCCCTATGATGACACGCGCGGCTACGCGGACATACAGATGTCCGCTCCGGGCTACGCGATCACCGGGCCGCACGGAGAGCCGGGCGATCGGTACTACCTGGCTACCTGGGCCGGGCCCGGAGTCAACCCGCCACACGACGCGCACTACACGATCGATTACCTCGCGCTGGATGAGCGCGAGCGCGTGTGGACCGTGACGGAGTACGTGGACGACGAGGCCGCGCGCGCCGCGTGGGTCGCATCGATCAGTGCCCTGGCCGGGCAGTGGGCGCGCGCGGGCGGCAGCGCGTACGACCTACCTCCGATGTACATCGTGGAGGCGGTCGGATATCCGGTCATCCAGCAGCGCGTGGTCACCTACTCGAGGCCGTGACCGCCTCATCCACGGCCTCGATGACGTCCGCCACGTCGCGCGCGACCACCACGACCGCGCCGTCCCGCCGCGCCTGTTCGAGCCACGCGATCTGCGCTGGCGAGAGCACGCCACCACCAGGACGCTTGCACTCGACGTACAGCGCGCGGGCGATCCGGCGGCCGTCGGGCAGGGTCATGACCACGTGCCCCACGAGATCGGGGGACCCGGGCCCGAGGCCTGAGACCCCGTGACCGCCCACTCCACCGGGTCTCACGTCGTTGCGCCACAGCCTCACGCGGGGATCGTACCTGGCCCACGCGAGGATATCGCGCACGACTAGAGCCTCGGGCCCAGATCGATTAGAATGGGATCTCATCGCCCGTCTGTTTCTCCAGCGGAGGCGAGACCCTCTCTGTCCCGCGTGGTCTGCGGAACCGCGCGTCTAGCCATGGGCCGCGTGTCGATGGCCGCAGCTCGAGCTCGACCTTCCTCCCGAGCATGGAGGGAATGGCGGTGCCTAGGGGCACCGGATCGCACGAGCCCGTGGCGGCGTTGAGCAGCTGGTCCACGCGCCACGCCACCCACGTTGGCACGCGGTCTCTCCACGCGCGTCCATCGTCCAGCCTGCACGTCACCCGCAGCCAGACGCCGCGCCCCTGTCCGTCGGGCTCGACCTCGATGTCCTCGATGATCGCCGGGTATCGCCCCGGATCCATCGGCGCGCGCTCGTCTCGCGCTCCGCTCCCAATCATGATGTCGATGTCATCGCTCATGCCGTGTCCTCCATGCCTGCCAGGCGTGCGTGTGTCCGGGCGGCCTGTTGTGCCGCGCGCACGTGTAGCGCGCGGGCCTCGATGCCCTGCTCATCGTCCGCGGCAAACGCCGCGTCCGCGAGCGACAGAATCACATCGTCAGGGGCCTCCACCAGCCGCGCGAGCGAGAGCCATGCTGATGCGTCGCCGCCCACGATATCCGCTCCAGCGATGAGGCCGATCACGCCATCGCGCAGATCGTCCAGCGCGGCTCGCAGCGCGATGGCCCGCGCGCCGAGCGCGAGCGGCGAGCGATCGTCGTTGCTCGTGGCCATAGCCGCGTGACGCGCGGAGCGCGCGAGAAAATCACTCACGTTCATCGTCATCTCCTTTCGTTTCGCGCTTGCCCAGCAGGGCGCGCAGCAGTCTCTCCAGATCGTACAGCGTCTGCTCATACTCGATGTCGTTCAGCGCGTCCAGCACGCGCTCAAGGCAACCGACGATGATGGCCACCCGCGCGCAGGCCACGCCATCCATGAGTTCCTGCGCGTCCATGAGGACGGGCAGCCACTGGTCCGCTACCTCGCGCACGCCCTCGCGATCATCGGCCCAGCGCAGGTCCAGCAGGATGCGCTCCGCGGCCTGGCGAGCGATCCAGTCGTGTATACGCGAGAGTCCGTGCACCATGTCCCGCACGTCGTCGATGTCGACAGCATCGCGGTCGACCAGGTCCTCGATGCAGTCGTCCACCCAGCTCATTCCGGGATCTCCTCTGTACCGGCCAGCACGGCCTGCCAGTCCTCCAGGGTCATGGCCCGCGCGGACAGCCCGCGCTCGCGCAGGTACGCGGACAGTGCCTGCCGGTTGCCGTGGAACCGCTCAAGCACCTGCCTGCCGATTTCGAGAATTTTTTCTCGATTCGGGTCAGCCGGCTGCAGGATGTCCGCGATCCATGCTGGGGCTTGGTCCAGCGGCATGTCCACCGGCTCGCACACGCACTTGGTCAGGCGCCCTGCGTGCGGCGTGGTGTAGAGCATCCGCTCGCCAAGGCGCGCGGCCCGCGCGTCGTCGCGGCCCACGGCGCACGCGGCCAGGGCGATCACATCGACCCGTTCGATGAACAGCGCGGCAACACTGCTGCGGGCCGCGTCGTGGAGCTTCACGCTCCAGCGGTCCCACTCCCCGTGCACCGGATCCTCTACCCGCTGGCGCATGGCGTGGGCTAGCAGGAGGATGCCGCGTCCACTCTGGCGCAGGGCCTCGATATCGTCGGCCAGGGCCAGCATGGCCGAGCGAAGCTCGACGTAACCTCGGCCGTACCCTGGTGCCTCGATGCAGTCCCATCCGCGGGCCTGCAGCAGGGCCTGTGTGGCCAGGTCCTGCGCGCGATCCAGCGTGTCGACGCAGACGATGTCGTACGGCAGGCGCTGCGCCTCCGAGAGCGCCGCGCGCAGGCTCTGCCAGTCGTCGATGATGGCGCGGTCCACGTTGACGTGACCGGACCTGCCTTCTAGATCCAGCAGCAGCGTGGGGCGGATTCCACCGACCCGCGCGGCCAGCGTGGTCTTCCCGATGCCCGGTTCGCCGTACACCAGGGCGACCCGGGCATGAGTGTATGTGCCTCTGATAATGTTCATAGCGAGACCTCCTCTGCAGTGATTTTTTCAGGAAAAATTTCTTCATTTACCAGTCTGGTTGCGTGCTCTCCGCGGTCCAGCGAGGCGAGTGGTCCGGCGGCCTGGACCCGGGCCATGCCCTGTGTGGTGCCCCATGGCTTGCGCCGCCAGGCCAGCAGCACGGTGTCGCTGTTCCGGCTCAGGACCTCCACGTACTGGGCCTGAGGCGGGAGCAGCTGAAACAGAACAAGTCGCTGTTCTCTGGTCATTTTTGTTTCCTCCTATTCGAGAAAATTTTCTCGATGTATCACTCACTCAGCCGGCACGGACTCGCTGAACAGGAACCGCCCGTTTTCGTAGACCATCACGATGTCACGCCCGTCGCGCTGCTCACGGCGGATCGTGTACACCTCGGACCCGACGGTCAGCTGCCGCGTCACGCCCTCCGGCACTGCCTGCCGCAGGGCGTCTCCGTCTCGGCTGACGATTGCCTGAAAAATCTCCGTCTCAATTGCCTGAAAAATTGCGCGGAGGAGCTCTCGGTCAGTCGTCAGCATGCCTCCTCCTCCCGCATGCGCCTGGCCACCGTGTGGACCAGGCGCGCCGCCGTGATAGCCGCGGGGGCCAGGGCGGCGGCCAGGGCCGCGACCTCCGCGTCACGCAGCATGTGCTGAGCCTCCCCCAGCACCCGGACCCTCTCAGCCAGCCCCATGGCCAGCGCGTGCAGGTTCACGAGGCCTGCGGCCTCGATACAGTCGGGGAAGAAGATCAACATGCCGTCACGGTTTTCGATGTACAGCAGGCTCGCAGTGAAGTTGTTTGTCATGGTCGTGTCTCCTCTGTCTCGTATCGGTGCGCGTCAGGCGTCGTAGCGGCCGTAGGCGTAGTACCGAGCCTGCATCGCGACCCAGCCGCGCACGGCCCAGATCACGCGAGAGCGGCTCCAGTCAGCGTGCCGCGACAGCAGCATGTGCGCCAGGCAGCCGGCCACGACGAGGTCCTCTGGCGTCAGCACCTGCAGGCCAGCCTCTGGCACGTTGTGCAGCTCGGCCGTGCGGCGCGCCTCCTCCCGCACGGCAGAGGCCGCGACGCGCGCGACATCGCCTCCCAGGCATCCAGGCCCCTGGCGCAGCAGCCACGCGAACAGCGCGGGGCTCACCACGCGGGGCACACCGAACATCTCAGCAGACACACGCTTCTCCTTCAGTTGTCGTTCGGTCCAGGCGCGGACACCACGTCCACGCCAGGCGGAACGTCCGATATGCGATGGTAGACAGTCTCGCCATGCGGACCCACCACGCGGTAGACCCGCTCCACCGGGTCCCACGAGCACACGCGCTCGGGGCCTGTTGCCTGACCCACGCACATGGCATCGCCGCGCACTGGGATCCTGCCAGCTGGCATCGCGTCCGTGCGTATCCACACGCGCCCATGCGTGCGCCCGTAGCGCTGCAGGCGACAGGCTAGGCACACCCATCCAACGCGTGTGTCTAGCACCTCGGCCCAGGTAATGCACCTGGGCAGACGAGCCAGGATGTATCGTCTAGGATTCATGGCTGATCTCCTCTGATTAACCGCTCTAGTTTCTCTACCTCACTAGTCCAGCCAACAGGTGGGGCGTGTCTATCCCAACCACCCACGCGCACGGGCCCGCCGTCGGCGCAGGCCCAGAACGTCCGCCGATCGTCGCTCGCGATCCACGAGCCGTCCGGTCGGACTATCGTCACGAGCCCCTGGCCACCCAGCGCGACAGCCACGCGCGTGAGTATGTCCTCGATCTCATGCGCTCTCATCGATCGCCTCCCATCGTCATCGCGCGCGCCATCGCGAGGGCCTCGACGATGTCCCGCGCGCGGTCCGCGATGTGCTCTAGTCTGGCCCGGCTCTCGTCGTCCAGGCGCGCGCCGCGAGCCATCAGGATCGCCAGCACGTCGTCGCGCGTGTATGCCCGCGTACGAGCGACGAGCCCGCCGAGCAGGACAGACCGGAGCTCGTCCGGCGCGCGCGGACCGGCTCGCAGGACCACGCACCAGCGCCCTCCGTCGCGCTTGATGATCCGCAGCGTGTCCGCGATGAGGAGGGTCGTTGCGGGCATGCGGTAGGTCTGGTCCACATCGTCGACGACGAGCAGCGAGGCCGCTGCCAGGCGCTCGCGCAGCGCCCACTCGGAGCGCGTGCTCCACGCGCGGTCCAGGTCGCGCGCGATGTCCAGGGCGCGCGCGTAGATGACAACGGTTCCGCTCTCGAGCGCCTGAGCCGCGCGGATGGCGATGCCCTCCGCGAGGTGGCTGCGCCCCGATCGCTGCGGCCCGGCGATGACGAGGCCTCGCGTCCGGCCATCGAGCAGGGCGCGCGCGCCGCTCCACGCGACCGGCTGGACATCGGCGTGGAACCGCTCTAGCGCGTGCCGCGGGTCCATGCCGCGTGGCACGGCATGGCGCGCGCGGGCCTGGCGTGCGATGTCCGCCAGCGCGTGGTCCACGAGCTCAGCCGCGCGGATCATGTGCGGGCCTCCACGGGGATGGCCCGCGTGGCGCGGAGGCGACGGGCACCCTCGGCGAACTCGGCCGCGCGGGCCTCGAACCGCGCGCGCTCGTTGCGCGCGGCCCAGCGCGCTGGGTCCACCGCGTCGGCGATGAGACCAGCCGCGCGGATGGCCTCCATGGCCCGCGCCTGGTCCACGCCCGCCCGCGCGGCGATATTGGCGACCATGTTACCCGCCTCGCGAAGGCGGTAGTCGTTAAGCTCACTCAAAATAATTTCCATCTCGCACCCGCGCATGTTCGCGTGGTTGGCCACGCGGAGTTGCGTGAGATTCACGCGCCATCCGCGAACGCGCAGGTAGGGTGTTATGTACCTCGACTTTGCACCACGGTAGGTGTGGTGCGAGCGGTCTACCTGGACGAAGATCCCGCACCCGCGGAACGCTCTTCTTATCGCCGCCACCAGAGTAATCACCGGACTCATCGCGCGTCTCCTTCTGACTGGTAACCCCCACGAGCGTGGGGAAAAGTTTTCAGGCCTCAGGCCACCAGGTGGCCATCGCCATCCACCCAGCAGTCGCCGCCGTGCTGGGTGATGGCCGACAGGGCCACCGCGGCCGTGATGGCCACGGGCGCGCCATCATCGGCGCTGGGCAGGGTGGCCTGGCCATAGCCCATGGTCAGGTACCCCACCGTGGTGGTGCTGTCAGCCGCGATCGCGCTCTCGACGCGGTCCAGGGGCCAGGTCGTCGTCGTCGTGTTCGTCGTCGTCATCGTCGTGCTCGTCATCGTTCTCTCTCCTATTCGTTGCGCCTTTCCCAGCCCCGGGGACCCGGACCGCCCGGCCCGGGGCATAATCGCCTCTCGTTCTCGCTCACCACCTGTCATACGCCCGCCGGCCGCGGCGAGCCTCTCGCATGTGGGCGGAGATCAGCTCATAGTCGTCGCCGTCCGCGCGGCAATCCCACGCGGCCGCGTCACTCGTGTCGATCACGGACATGGCCTCCTGCCGCTGCCGAGCGGCCATGATCGCCCGGGCGGCCGCTACCACGTCCGCGGGCGGCTCATAGCCGCGCGTCGCGCGGATGCATCCGCCGTTCTTGCCGCCGACGGCGACGTTGCCGTCGGCGTCGATGGTCATCCAGCCGCGGTCGTCGGCGCGGCTGGGCCACTGGACGTCCGCCCAGTCGATGGTTACGCCGCGGCCGTCGGCGTCGACGCTCGTCACGTGGCGCCAGCCGGGGTGTCCAGCGGCCCACTCCCGGATCGTGGCCCACGCCTGCCGCGTCGTCGTGGCCGGCGTCG